TGCTCCCATGTTCCACGTGGAACCTTGACAAAAAGTAAGATGGTTGTCTGACTTGAGGATTAAAATCTAAATGAGAAGCATTCTTATTCAGACCCCGGGGGTGGGGAAAACTTGGGGGTCGGGTTCAAAAGCGGAGGGGCATCCTTGTCTCAATATTATAATTTTTAAAAAGATTAAATTTTACTTGACTTTTGAGGCTAACTGTGGTATAATATTAGTATAGAATGAAGAATTGTTTCATTATTCTATATTTATTAGATTTGCGCTATTAGAGAGGGCGCACCGTGCTTGAGGTGGTATCTCAAGTGTAGGTATAGTAGGTTCTGACCGCTACCACCGTTGAGGTGGAACACACATGTTGTGTTTGCTGAGGGAAAATAGGGTTTAGTGGTGCGATGGCCGTGAGGCGACTCCTTGGCACTGGGAGTATAAACTGAGGTGTACCCTGATAATATAATCTAATAAATACATACCCTTGAGTAGTACTCCTTACTAGTAGTAGATATTAATAGGGGGGAATAGAGATATTAAAGAGAGATTAGTATATATCGTATCCTTACCTCTCTAGATGAACTGTGGGAACTAATATGGATTATATATTAATATATATACTTACTCTATGCCACGCAACTACTGGTTTTATTACAGATGATCAACATGGTAATGTCTTTCTCTGGTCAGCTAATAGTTCCACAGCTATATACCAGAAATACAAAAACAAAGAATCTAAAGTAACAGAAATCCCCCTAGATAACCTGATTAAAGGCCAATGTCTGTAGAAGATACCAAAGAAATAGATCAACCATATGAAATAACCATCTCCGCAGATGATAAAATCATAGCTCTGATTGATGCTAACACTAGATACACCAGTCACAGTAAGTCCACTAATAATATACTAAAAACCCTAACTCTTATTGCTCATGGCACTCCTAAGATGAGGGCCTGTAAGACCACAGGTATCAGTATCCATACTCTCAATCGGTGGGCTAGGGAAGATTGGTATAATGAAGTCCTTGATCTAATCAGAGGCAAGTTGGACCAAGAACTGGATGCCTCATTCACAGGTGTAATCCATAAAGCAGCCTCAGAAGCTCTTGAGAGGCTAGAACAGGGTGATTGGGTATGGAAGGATGGATCATTAGTTAGAAAACCAGTCAGTGCAAGGGAAGCTATGTTAATAGCTGGTATTGCATATGATAAGAGAGCACTTCAAAGAGGTAGACCTACCTCAATATCAGAATCAGTATCTACTGAGGAAAGATTAGAACAACTAGCTCAGAAATTCAGAGAAATGGCATCAATCGAGGGAACACATGAAGTTATATCGTGTGAAGAAGAAGACTAATAATAAATTTATTATTCAACGTAAAGTACTAGGTATCTGGTTCCCAACTAAATATCCTAGTCATCCTACGGAAGGAGATGCACAAACATATATCAATCTAAGGTTAATTAATGTCTAATAGTTTAATTCAGGGTAAGAATCCAATTACTGGATATCCCTTAGATCTAGAAGCAGATACAACTCATAAGGGTTTAGTAGTCATTGATCCAGACCATCATCGAATACATAAAGGTGATATGTTCTATATATCAGGGGTTATTTCAGCTTTGGGTGCTGGAGCTACTTCTTATTTTCATGGATTAACTGCTTCTAATATAGTACATTTTAGAGCGGCATCAATACAAGCAGATGGTGCTCCAATAAATATTGTATTATATGAGGGAGCTACTGTATCGGCTAATGGAACTCCTCTAACTGTATACAATAGAAAAAGATCTAGTACTAATACTCCAACTATGCAAACATTTAGTGGACCAACAGTAACTACTCCAGGAACTGCAATTGATAATGGTGCAATATTAGTTGCAGGTCCTTCTAAACAATCTGGAATAGCAGATTTATTTGCTGCTGAATGGGTACTTGATTTAAGTACTACAAGTTATCTAATAGCTATAACTAATAATGATGTTGGGGTTGTAGATATATATTATTCTTTTTTATGGTACGAAGTATAATGCCTAAGAAAATGGAACAAGCTCTTAAGAGATCTGCTAAAAAGAAAGGTATGAGTAAGAAACGTACCGCTGCATATGTATATGGTACATTACGTAAAACTGGTTGGAAACCGAAGAAAAAATAATGCCTAGTTCCCCTGGATATAAACGAAACTATAAGCAGGAGTATAAAACTACCCATAGCTCCGCTAAAGCCAAGAAAGAGAGGGCTAAAAGAAATGCCGCTAGAAAAAAACTTGGATCTCCTTCAGGAAAGGATGTGGATCACAAACGAGGAGTCTCTAAAGGAAATGCTAGAGCAAATCTTCGTGTCAGATCTGTCAAAGCTAATAGATCTGCTGGAGGTAAGAAAGGCTCTAGAACAGGTAAAGCAGCAGGAGGCCGCAAGGGAATGGCCAAGAGGTGGGGTAAATAAATTATGGTAATCGGACCAGTAGTAGCTAAAATAGTACGTAAAACTAAACCCAAGTTCAAATTAAAAGCGACAGGTAAAGCTTTAGCAGATAAGAAAACTGCTTCAGCCGTTAAAAAAAGAGCTAATACAATAGCAAGAAAACGTAATGCTGTTAAGAAACAAAAGGATATGGAACGTAAACAGCGTAGAGCAGAAGCTAAGAAAGTAACTAAAAAGAAAGAAATAAGTAAAAAAATAACTAATGCTACTACAGCAAAACCTCAGGTTAAAAAAGCTAGTTCTCCTAGAATGAGAAAAGCATTAGCCAAACATAAGACCGCAGTAGCTGGCACTATGGCAGCAGGTACGTTAGGTTATTTAGCTCATGATACCTATAAGAAACGTACTCATAAGAAAAAAGTTGAAGAAAAGAAACCTTTAGCTAATTCAACTACTGTAAAAGAAGTTAAAAAGCCTTCTATATCTTTCGGTAATGCTTTTGCTAGTGCTAGAAAAGCAGGTAAAAAACAGTTTACTTGGAATGGTAAGAAATACCATACTAGGACTAAAGAAGAAGAGTCAGTTCATAAGAAAAAGAAAACTGTTAAAGTAACTCCTAGTAAAACTATTAGTAAACCTAAAACTGCTTCTAAGAAAAAACAATATTCAGATCAACCAGATTTACGACAGCAACAAGCTGGACCAAAACCCACTCGTAAAAAGAAAGTAATATATTCAGGAACATAAAATGGCTACAAGTAAGAAAAAAGCAGCGCAAGCAAAATCAGGTGCCGCAGCATGGGCTAGAACTATTTTAGGTGACGTTACTAAACGTATTGGCAAACGTAATGCCAAACTTAGAAATCCAGTGTCTGCCGCAGGTAAAAAAGCAAAACCCAAGAAAAAGAAGAGTAACTAATGGCTAAAACGAAAAAATCAGAACTTAAATCTAGAAAACAGTATTCTATGGATGAACTGGTTAAATCTATTCGTAATAAATATCCTAAAGCATCTACATCTAAAGGTAAGTCTACTTACGGTATGGGTAAAAAACGTTACACATTTTAATGCTTGACTCTGCAACTATAAAAGGTTTTGTTGGTTCATGTCTACTAAGTAGATTTGATAATCCAACACCAATCCCGCAATTTCATGAAGAATTGTGGGATATTTGTACATCTGGTCATAATAAAGTAGCTATAGCTGCTCCAAGGGGACATGCTAAATCAACTAGTATTACATTGAGCTATCTTTTAGCGGAAGCTTTGTTTAGATCTAGTCAATTTATCATTTTAGTATCTGATACAGAGGGACAGGCTAAATTGTTCCTTAATGATATAAAGATAGAACTAGAAGAGAATGATAATATTAGAAATCTATTTGGGTTTAATAGATTAGTTAAAGATTCAGAGACTGATATCATAGTAGAGATGGATGATGGTTATCAGTTTAGAATAGTAGCTAAAGGTTCAGAACAAAAGGTTCGTGGTCTAAAGTGGCGTAACATGCGCCCTGATTTGATTGTAGGTGACGATCTAGAGAATGATGAGATCGTTATGAATAAGGATCGCAGAGAGAAATTCCGTAATTGGTTCAGGAAAGCTCTTGTTCCATGTTTGTCTAGGGATGGTAAAATAGTTATAGTAGGCACAATCCTACATATGGATAGTATGTTGGAAAGATTGTTAAATGATCCACACTGGTATACTGCTAGGTATGCTGCTCATAATGAAGACTTCAGTTATATACTGTGGCCTGAGCAATTCTCTGAACAAGATCTTGTCACAATAAGAAATGAATATATTCTTGATGGTATGCCTGAAGGTTATAGTCAGGAGTATTTGAATTATCCTATAGATGAAAGTACGGCTTATTTCCGTAGAGATGACTTCAGATTTATAAACGACGAAGATATAGAATATAAGAAACTGACTTACTACACGGGTGTTGATTTTGCCATTAGTGATAAAGACCATTCAGATTATACAGTACTACTTACAGTCGGTGTAGATGATAGAAACAATATGTATGTAGTAGATGTACTGCGTGGTAGATGGGATGCTATGGAAATCGTTGATAGAATGTTTGATGTTCAGAAGAAATGGCATCCTGATATTATGACTACAGAAGAAGGACATATAAGTAAATCCCTTGGACCATATATCAAAGAAGTCATGTTCAATACTGAGAGAGGATTTATCAATATTCAGGGTAAAGTTCCTGTTAAAAACAAAGAGTCAAGAGCTAGAAGTATTCAAGCTAGACTTAGACAGGGGTCTGTATTTTTCCCTTACACTTTAGTAGATAAAGAAAAAATTATGCCTAATTGGTATCCTGATTTGGAACAGGAACTAGTTAGGTTTCCTAGAGATGTACATGATGACCAAGTAGATGCTTTGGCATGGATAGGTCTGACATTATCTGAAATGGTTCCCGGTATGACTGATAGGGAATATGAAGATGCTTTATATGCAGAAGAGTTTGAAGATGATGACGATGATCAAACATTCCTGCAACTTGGTGGATGCCCGATAGGCGGATATTAATGAGCGAACTAGAATACGCAATAGATCTTCTAGATATATTAGAAGCAGATAATATTGCAGAAATCTTAGATCCAGATGATCTAAAAACTATCGGTATGGAAGTTGTAGAAGGCTTTAATACTGATAAAGAATCTAGGACTGAATGGGAAGAGCGTAATAATAAAGCTCTTGATTTAGCTCTGCAAGTAGTGGAACCAAAGAATACTCCGTGGCCCAATGCCGCTAATGTTAAGTACCCATTGCTGTCTACTGCCTCGTTACAGTTCGCAGCTAGAGCATACCCGGCTCTTATTCCCGGCCCTAATGTAGTAAAGGGTAGAGTAGTAGGATATGATACCACTGGTGAAAAGACACAGAAAGCTATCCGTATATCTAAACATATGTCATACCAAGTCTTTGAAGAAATGGAAGACTGGGAAGAACATATGGATAAATTATGCATGGCTCTGCCAATACTGGGCACCGTGTTTAAGAAAACTTATTATGATCCGTTGAAGAAAAAGAATAGATCTGAAGTTATCTATCCTATGGATCTAGTGGTTAATTACTACGCTAAGACTTTGGAAGATGCATATAGAGTATCACATGTATTTGAGTTATCTGACAATGATATATACGAAAGAGTTGCTTCAGGTATGTATCTCGATGTACGTACAGATAATCAAGAAGAACTACCAGACTTTGAAGATGATGACTCAGCTGACCAAAGTAGGGATCGACAAGGTCTAGAAGCTCCAGAAGAAGAGCGCCCGGATATTGTTATCGAACAACACACCTATTTCGATTTAGATGGTGATGGTTATGAAGAGCCATATATTGTTACTGTGCATCGTGGTTCGGAGAAAGTATTACGTATTGTAAAGAGATTTGAACAAAGAGATATTGAACAATATGATGGTAAGGTAATCAGAATTAGTCCTGTACATTATTTTACTAAGTTCAGTTTTATTCCAAGCCCAGACGGTGCATTCTACGATATAGGATTTGGAACTCTACTCGGCCCAATAAATAATACAATTAATACTACTATAAATTTATTGCTTGATGCTGGAACTTTGTCCAATATGGGTGGAGGTTTTGTATCAAAAGGTATTAAACTTAAAGGTGGCGTGGTTAAAACTAAACCGGGTGAGTGGCACAACGTCAATACCACTGGAGATGATCTTAGGAAAGGTTTATTTCCTATTCCAGTTAGAGAACCGTCCAATGTGTTGTTTACATTATTGGACACTATGGTATCAGCTGGTGAGAGATTAAGTTCTGTAACAGAAATCATGACCGGTGATATTCCGGGTCAGAACGTTAAAGCTCATGTAGCATTGGCTGCTATTGAGCAGGGCATGAAAGTTTTCAATGCTATTTATAAGAGAATCCATAGATCTCTTAAGAAAGAATTTAGAAAACTATATGATCTAAATGCTAAATATTTGCCTGATGTCGCATTCTTCCAAGTGCTAGATCTTGATATGGCAGCTCCAATATCTAAAGCAGATTACGAGCTTGGTGATATAGATGTTATCCCATATTCAGATCCTAATGTTGCTACAGAAACACAGAAGGTTAGTAAGTTAGAAGCGCTGGGTCCCTTGCTTGCAGCAGGTTTAGTTGATCCAGCAGAATATACTCGTAGGTTCTTAGAAGCTACTGAGCAACCTAATCCAGAGGCTTTGATTGCTAAACCTAAAGGACCAGATCCTGAAATACAATTGAAGATGATGGAGCAAGAGCGTAAGAGGGCCGAAGCAGAGTCCAAAGCGCAATTAGACGCAATGAAAGTTGCGATTCAAGATAAGCTTGCCGATGCGAAAGTCTCTAAAGATGAGATAGATTCTATAGTAGCTATGATGAATGTAGCTATAGATGGAGATAAGGCAAAGCGAGAAGTAGAAGCTAGTAAGAAGAAGGCTGCAAGTGATACATAAAAGTGAATACGTTGATTGGAAAAATCATCCTGTAACTGAAGCATTTTTTGCAAATATAGAAGAAATACTAGACGAACTAGAAGATATGATGCTAAATGGGCACAGTGTAGATAATCACCCACTATTAGCACAGCAACTAGGGTTAATCAGGGCATATCGCTCTGTTATAGAATATAGTCCAGATTTTAATGAAGATGACTATATGATAGACGATTTTGGAGGCGTAATTGAGTAAGGTAAAGATTGTCCCTGTAGGGCATAGACTTATTATAGACCCAGAATTTGAAAGCAAGGAGATTCAAGATGGAGCGCTAAAAGGATTTATAACGACCACTAGCGAAGATACATATGCTAGGGAAAAGGCAATGACTGATATAGGTACTGTTGTAGCTATAGGTCCTAATTGCTGGAAACCCGAAGGACTTGGTGGTGGTATTCCATGGTGTGAAGTTGGGGATAGAATCCGTTATGCTAAACACGCTGGAAAAATAGTAAATGATGGTGAAAAAGAGTTTTTCATGATTAATGATGAAGATGTCCAATGCATAATTAGAGATTATGAACCGGACTTTGAGGACTAAAAATGCAAGAGCAATTTTATGGCGATGAGCCAGTAGTAGAGAAGCCTATAGAAGGTTTAGATAAAGTAGGTAAAGATGAAGAAGAAACACAGGAAAGAGTTCCTGTATCAACAGTAGAGAAAGACGACGAAGTAGAAACTCCTGTAGAATATACAGAAGCCCAGAAGGAGGCTATGTCTAAGGGGTGGAAACCAGAAGGAGTTGAGGGTAAACCTAAACTTAGTGCTGACGAATTTTTAAGGAATGAAGAATTCTTTGATAAGATTCATAAACAAAATAAGCACATAAAGAAACTTGAACAAACCGTGGAAGAAATGACACGGCAACATAGTAAGATTGCAGAACTAGAAAGGAAAAAAGTTCTCGATAGTTTAAACGCAGCTAAGAAAAAAGCTCTGGCTGAAGAAGACTATGATAAGGTTATTGAATTAGATGATCAAATAGCTGAGACACGAAACGAAGTTATTGAAGAACCTAAGAAACAAGAACCTAAGATTGATCCTGAGTTTTATCAATGGCAAACTAAGAATACTTGGTATGATGAAGATAAAGATCCAGCCTTGTTCCAAGAAGCAACAGCCCTTGGGGCAGCATATAATAGTATGACTGGGGCTACTGGATTAGAACTGTATACCTATGTTGAAAGAACTATGAAACGACTCTACCCAGAGAAAACTGGTGGAGTTACTAAGACTCCTACAACTGTTGTAGAAGGTAGTGGTAAACCCACTAATAGAAAACCAACAGGTAAAAAGAAATATACTGCGGCTGATCTTAATGAAGTTCAGCGAAGTGTTATGAAACGATATGTGAAGTCTGGTGTTTTGACTGAACAAGAATATATAGATGAATTAGCTCGCATAGGCGAACTAGGATAATCGGAGATAGATAATGGCTACAAGTAGAGCAAAAACCCGTCCTGCCGAAGGACAAACACGAGTAACTAAAGAAGAACGACCTAAGCGTGTTCCTGTATCTGGAAATAGAAATATTATGACTGTTTCTGGTATTGATACAGATAAATACGTTGTTCGATGGGTTAATGATGTAGATAACCGTATTCGTATGTTTGAACGAGGAGGCTGGGAAAAAGTTACTGAGGATGTAGATATTGGGGATAGAACTGTTGATTCTTCAAATTCTAAACAATCCTTTGCAACTAAATATGTCGGTGCGAATGTCACTGCTTATCTTATGAAGATCAGACGAGATTGGTATGAAGAAGATCAGGCCAATAAAGAACGAACTATCAAAGAGAAAGAAGAAGACCTTCGTAGACAAAACGAAAGAGCTGAGGGGAGATACGGTTCAGTATCTATCAAACGATAACATGAAATACTGTAGTTGTAGTCGATCCTCTAAATTAACTATAATTATCTTTGGAGGATAATTTAAATGGCTAATATTGATAATCCCAATGGTTTTAAAATCATGGGTACATTGTCAGGTTCTCCTTGGCAGGGCGCTGTACGTCAATATACACTAGATGCAACACATGCTGCTCTAGGTGTAGGTGACTTGGTACAGATGACTGCTGACGGTTATCCTGATATTCTCGCAGCCGGTGAAACTCAGATGCTTGGTATAGTGGTAGCTTGCTACCCTCATGTAGCTACTGAGGTCAACGGTAAGAAAGGTGATAGCTTCCTAAGTACTGGTTCACTTAGTCTGGATATTCCGGCTAAGAACCAAATCGCTTTGAATACCGCAGGTGTAATCGCTGTATGTGTGGCTCCAGATATTATTCTGGTTGCTCAAGAAGATGCTGATACTACTCCGCTGACGCTTGCTGACATCGGTCTTAATGTTGAAATTATCGGTGGTGGTCCTAATGCTGCTACTGGTCTTTCTGATATGGAGATTGATTCCAGTTCTGCTGCTACTACTAATACACTTCCGCTGCGCCTTCTGGGTCTGGAACAAACTCCGGGCAATGAGCTGGCTTCCGTGGCATCTGCCGCTGGTAGACCTCAGAATGCTCGTTGGTTGGTTACTCCAGCTAATCATACCTTTAAAGGCTTGAATGTCGGTATCTAATTACTTAAGGAGTAATAACTAATGACTATGACTACAGGTAGTTTTCCCAAGAGTCTATGGCCCGGTGTCAATAAATTCTATGGTAAAGCTTACGCAGAACATCAGACAGAGTTTACCTCGCTGTTTGATACTTACCAATCTTCTCGTGCATACGAAGAGGATGTAGGTGTTTCCAGCTTTGGTTTGCTGTCTGTTAAACCAGAAGCATCTCCCATTGTTTATGATGAAGAGACTCAAGGCTTCACTACTCGCTACACACACGTTAATTATGCATCAGGTTTCGTAATCTCTGAAGAGGCTATGGACGACGATCAGTATGATATCGTAGGTCAGCGAAGAGCACGGGGTCTGGCTTTCTCTATGCGTCAAACTAAGGAAATCATTGCTGCTAATGTATATAACCGAGCTTTTAATAGCTCTTATACTGGCGGTGACGGTCTTGAGATGTGTTCAACAGCTCACGTTAATGTAGCTGGTGGTACATGGGCCAATGAACTTGCAACTGCTGCTGACCTCTCTGAGGCAGCTCTTGAGCAAGCTTGTATTGACATCATGGCCTTTACTAATGACCGAGGACTAAAGATTTCAGTTAATCCTCAGACTCTGATTATACCGACTGCGTTGGTATTTGAGGCTGACCGTATTCTGAACTCTCCGCTGCGTCCAAGTACTTCTGATAATGATCTGAACTCACTGAAAAATATGGGTAAATTCCCCGGTGGTATTAAGGTTAATCATTATCTGGATGATGCAGATGCTTGGTTCATTCGTACTAATGCCCCTGACGGCATGAAATACTTTAACCGTAAATTAGACCGCTTTGCAATGGATAATGACTTTGATACTAGCAATGCTAAGTTCAAAGGCTCTTTCCGTTGCTCATTTGGCTGGACTGATCCGCGTGGTATTTTCGGTTCTCCGGGTGCCTAATATGGTGGGGCTTCGGCCCCTCCAATTTATTAATTAAGAGGAAATTAATATGTCAACAGGTTTCACAGAACCGCTGGTTCATTCGCCCCGATCTAATCAAGCACAATATGCTTATAGATCTGGTAAGGGTATTATCCCTTCTGCTGAATGGGTTGTTTTTCATGATGAAATGGTAGATTCTCCTGCATCTAATGCTTTGCCGGGCTATTCTACTGTTATAGATGTTGGTGCAACTCTGACCGCTGCTGCTACCGATGGTTTCTCTGGTGGTATAGTCGCCATAGCTTCTGATGGTGTGTCTGAGGGTGTTGTGAACTACCTTCCTAAAACTGTTCAAATTGGTACAAAAAAATGGTTTATGGAAGTTAGATGCTATACTGTAGCTGCAAATGATACAGATGTTCAGTTTGGTCTATCTATAGCTAATGCTACTACAAACCCTGAAGATCTTTGGACTACTGCTGCTACTGATTTGATTGCTTTTGGTGTGCTGGATGGTGATGCCACTCCGGGTTTGCTAGTAGATAAAAACAATTCTGGTACTACAGTTTCTAAACCTAGCGGAACTGCTTTTGATTTGAGTGATGCTACATGGCATACTTTAGCAATTGAGGGTCAAGGTACTAGTTTTGTTAAAGCTTATGTAGATGGGCAATTAGCTGTAAGTCATACTACAGCAGCAACTATTCCAGACGATGCTGTCCTAGTTCCGTTCTTCGGTGCTAGAACTGGAGGTGTTGCAGGGAATCTGATCTATTTTGATTATTTAAGATTCAGTATAGAACGATAAATAGTCATGGATTTCATGAGAACAGGTAGACGGGCTGGAGCCTTTAATGGCTCCTACCCTCTAAATCTTGTCGCTCCAGGTTTTACACATTATGTAGCACCTTATGCTAGTGTGGCAGGTGCTACCAGTGATTACGATACAACAAATGGAACTCCATATGCGTCAGCTACTAGCATATTGACCCCATGTACAATGGGAGAATATCTAGCTAATGCTGTTGCTGGTAATACGGCTGGTGCCCGTGGCGGAACATATATACCTGATTACACAGGACTAACTGACGCTACAATACCTGCGTTTCGACCAACTAACTCGGGATCTGCTGGTAATCCCATAACAATTAAAGCCTATACAGGTGAAACTCCAGTTATTAATGGCAATCCATCTTTGCCAGATGTACCTGCCTTTGGTGCTACTACTGGATCAGATTATATTATTTGGGATGGATTTTCTGGAACAATCGCAGATACATCAGGTGGATATAATACGAACTATCTGTTCCATTTCTACGAATCCCAGCACAGTGAGGTTAGAAACTGCTCATTCACTGGTGTTGTTAATGGTGTAGGGGGTAATACGGCTCTTATTAGATTTGAGAGGGCACATTATTCCAAAGCATACAACAATACGCTTACTGGAAATCTAGGCGGTACAAATGAAACTAATACAGCCGCTATATGGATATTTGGTAGTACAAATGTAGAAGCATATCAAAACGATATTACTAATTGCTCGAATGGAATCATGCAAAAGACAGGGCCGAATCAGAACAATTTATATTATTTGAATTATATTTATGCAGGCGTAAGCGGAGGAACTCAAGGGGCTGGAATATTCTTAAATGAACAGTTCTCAACAGGTATAGCTGGTAGTGTATATAATAATCTTATTATAAATATGAATATCGGGGTATGGATAGAGGGCGTTTCTACAGTGAATACTATGAACGATGCCCAGATATACAACAATACAATATACGGCAGTAATGTTGGCATCTACACATCTAATTTTGCAAGGAATGCAGATATATGGAATAACATTGCGTCAGAGTGTACAGCTGTTTTAAGATACTACATAGGTACAGCGCTCCCAGCCACATCTAATTATAATTGCCTGTACCATTCTACTACGTGGAGAGCATTGACATGGGAAGATCCATTCGCAGAAACAGAATATCTTTCACTTGCGAATTGGATTAGTGGCGTTGGACTGGATACACCAAACACTATAGACACAAATCCAACATTTGTAAATGCTGGTGGAACAACTCCCGCTGATTATGTACTTGATACAGGTTCTCCTTGTATAGGCACAGGATTAGGCGGGGCAAATATGGGCGTACTGGACTTGGCACAAGTTGGTGTACAATAAACTTACCTGCGGTTGTCGGGATAATTCCCCGGCTCCATAGGAGCTTAACGAGGTAATACAATGGCAATGAATACACATGAATTGATTTCTAACGGGAATATGGTAATACTCACCAGTACTGGGACTGGAGCCGGAGACGAGCAAAGGCAACAAGCTAAGGCTATGAAGTTCAGCGCAGAATCGGACGCTTCTCATACGGGAACAACCACAATACAAATTCAAGCAAAAGTTGGATCTCTATGGAATACCATGGGAACGTTATCCGTGACTGGCAATAGTGACTCTGACTATTTTTTAGTAGATGGTTCTATAGGAACTTATAGGGCGAACTGTAGTACTCACGGAGATTCTACTAATACGGTTACAACTAGGGTGGAATGGTAATGGCTGTAACTGATCCTAAAAAAACAGGTGTGTACTCAGGTATATATATACTTGTTACAGATAAGGGAGCCGTTGGTGATGGAGCAGCAGACGATACATCTGCTATTCAGTCGGCTATCAATGCAGCATCTGCCGGAGACACTGTTATTGTTCCTCCCGGAACATATATAGTGTCAAGAGTCAACCCTGGGACTACTGACTATTGTATCCTTATAGATAAGGGCATTCGCTTTTATATCTCTAAAGGTGCCACTATTCAATTAGCCGATGGTGATATTACCAACGGTACAGATGAATGTTACATGATTAATATCACGTCAAGTAACGTTCTAATTGATGGTTACGGTACGATTGATATGAATAAATCAGGTCAAACTGATACAACCATTGGTGCTGGAATAAGTACACGCAATATTATTGAATCGCTTGGTGGAACTTATGACAACATTACCATAAAGGATATTTATATTTATGATGCTTTGGGAGATGGAATTCGATTAAAAGGCGCGAATAATACAACAGGTGTTTTAACTAATGTAAGTATTTATAATATTCGTATGTCACAGGCCAGAGAAGGCATTTTAATGCATTGGGTTAATGGAATACGTTGCTCTAATAATAGATTGATCATGCAGAATGGAACTGGTGCTCAAGATGGTTTTGAAACCAGTGAATGTGATGATGCTATTTTCACAGGTAACTATGTAGAAGGCGCACAAGGCTCAGGATTTGATCTGTTCTTTGCCGGTGAACGCTGTGTATGTGATGGGAATATTGTTAAGAATTGTTCTTCTGGTATTGCTGTTGGTAACAACACCGGCGCGGGCGGTACTGGTAAGGATCATCTTGTAACAAATAACGTTATTTCTGGAGTTACTGGCACGTTCGGTATCAGTGTCTACACCACCACTGGTGCTGATCGAGTCATTATTGACGGTAATATTATTTACGATACTCAAGTACAGCATGCTATAGACATAGTAGCCGGTTCCGGTATTCAAGTAACACGTAATCGAATTGACACTGCAACTGTAGGTAACGGAGTATTTGTCCGTACTGGTGTGGATGCGACGATGGTAGATGGTAACTATATTGCAAATATGACAGGCGGATCAGCTATAGGTATTCGGATTGATGCTGATAACTGTGACGTGAAATGTAACAAGATTTTGACCACAGGTAGTGATGGCATTGAATTGAATGGAAGTAATAACTTCGTACAAGGTAATAACATGAGTGGCGAACAGGTTGATGATAACGGTACAAGTAATGTGGTCATTAACAACAATGTAAGTGCTCTTGATATAACTGGCGCTACTACACCGATTCATCATGACAATTTAGTCGCTGGGACTTGGACTGTGTAATGAGCACAATCTATAAAAAAGGTGATTGGAACGCAACCTGTGATAGATGCGGTGAGAAATATAAAGCCTCACAGTTAAAGCATGAATGGACTGGTCTTTATGTATGCAAAGAATGTTGGGAGCCTCGACACGAACAGGATTTTGTAAGGGGTGTAGAAGACGATCCATCCGTACCTTGGACTAGGCCAGAGGGAACTGATACTGGTGGAACAGATATAAATGGAAACACTTTTCCTCCCACATTTGTAGATATAGGAGAATCAGTGCCAACTGGAACATTCACAGCTAATAATTCAGATTTAGATAGGAGCGATGATTAATGGCTACTAGTGGTAGCGTAGATTTCTCTATGAATAGAGATGAAATCATCTTAGATGCATTTGAAGAAATTGGTGTAGCTATTGATGGTGAACCTCTAGATCCTGATGATCAAGGAGTAGCAGAGAAAGTACTAAATCGTATGATTAAGGCATGGATGGCCCACGGTCTTAAATTATGGAAAAGAGATACTATGAGTATAACTCTGGTAGCTGCTACTAATACCTATACAGTAGGCCCTACAGGTACAGCTACTGGTACTGGTGTAACTGTTAGACCTCTTCGTATCGTAGAGTGCGATAGAAAGGACACTAATAATATAACAACAACAATGACTAAGATGAGTCTGGATGAGTACGATTCTTTAAGCAGTAAAAGTTCAACAGGTACTCCAGTAAATTATTACTATAGTCCAGATTTGCCAAATGGAACTTTTAAAGTGTGGCCTACTCCGGATGCTACAGTTGCAGCAGAGTACACAATAAATATTATCTATCAGTCTCCTATTGAGGATTTTGATAATTCAACTGATGATCCAGATTTTCCTGTAGAATGGCTTGAAGCTTTGGTATATGGACTAGCCCGCAGATTAGCTAGGAAATATGG